GTAAAACCCATGTCTCTCTGACTGACCACTAGGGTCAAAGGCAGAGCATGTCCTTCAATTAGGAAAGCCGTGTTCTGTAGGTTATAGTGGAATTATTAATTCCCGCGTAGATTTGGTACAAGATACTTGATAATGATCTTGTTAGAGATACCAGTGAGACTCTGGAATCCACATCCTACCGGGTGAGGTAGAAAGAAGGTACTCCTAACATAGGAAATAGACGCTAACGTTCTTCATCTACTGCGGCCTAAGTTATCGTAAGAGAAAGTCTCAAGATATCCATGGTCAAGAAATAAGAACTTCCAAGTGCGAAATGGGCATTACAGAAATGTGATTCCTGTGCCGTTCCGATTGTGAAGAGAATATAAGTCTTTTTAAGCCTTACTTATTCCCAAATAAGTCCCTAATTAGGGTACCTGTCGCCTCTCTTCGGAGAGAAACGAGGGTTAGTACTTCTATCACAAGTGGTTGACTTTTAATTAGGTATTCCTCTTGAAACCTAAGTCGGATTGGGGGACGGAGCCCCTCAGTCTATGACGTCAGCAATGAGCACATCCTAGGATGTGGGCTCAATCACTGTACACATCAATCGTACCTCCCAAGATTGGGATTAAAGGTACAATGTGAGGTGGTTGCCATGCTGAACAAAAGAATTGTCAATCTCCAATTATTAATTATTATATAACAAACATGACTAATTTATTGAAACTTAAAAGTTCCAAAGTCTATGCTCGTTATCTTAATAAGATAGACAGTATTAACGGTATGATCCTTAGAAATAAGGGTCGTCCTATGGTTAACCTTCTTTTGAAGTGTGTGACCGTAGGAGGATTTTTGGTGAATAAAGGAACTATAAAAGTTATTATTACTTTCCTATTTCATGTTAATACCATGTGTAAAAAAGCAGGGATTAAGTTCACTGTGATTTACCTTAAAGCAAGTTTTGTTGCTTTACAGCAAGCCTCTGGTGGTCATAAACTTAATGACATGTCCAAGCTTGGCTGCAGAGTGCGTAGAACCGGTGGAGGTCTTCCACGGCTAATACCCGTGCTTCATCGGAATGCCATCCGTAATGGTGATCATCGGGTCCTTCGTCTTTGATTGACATTATTCTCTATTTTTAGAATGATGTCCTTCAAGGGGACGGTCCGATTATCGTCTATTACTGATCCGGGGACAATGTCCCAGTCAGTACTAGACTCCTTTACCAGTTTTGTTCCGATCTTCATGATTATGATCAGGAAATTACTTGGTAGACGGAAACCATTACAATGGAAAATTCTCAGAGCAAAGCCCTTCTTAATAGCCTCAAGTACACCATCGGTAGGTCATGCGAACTTGGACAAAGAAGTTCCAATAAGCATACTATCGACATCCCCCATAGGGATTGTGAAATCTGCATTGATCTGGGACGGGCATCCCCTTTGGGAAACCCTCCAGGCCTGATGTAGAGCGACCGGTAATATTTGAGTCTTAAATAGAATTCAAGCTATCCAAAGCAATGTAAAGAAATCGGATATTCTTTATAGTGCTCTTTCAAAGAAGAATTCATTGGGTAGCTTAGGTTTTATTGAAGAGGCGGCAGGAAAGGTGAGAGTAGTCGCTATGGTAGATTGTTGAACTCAATGGATCCTGGATCCCTTGATGAAACGTCTATCATGGCTTCTATCTTGCATTCCCAACGACGGAACCAAATCGCAACTTTCTCCTCTCCATAGACTAATGAAGATTAGTAAAGGGAGAACCTATTACTGTTACGATCTGTCCTCTGCGACAGATCGTCTACCAGTAATCCTCCAGCAAAGATTGCTGGAGCCGGTGATTGGAGTTAAACTAGCCGGACTTTGGCGTAGCCTTCTAGTGGATCGTGCATATATCGCTAAAAACGATGAATATGGTATTGATCTCACTGTGAAGTATTGTGTAGGTCAGCCTATGGGAGCTAAATCTAGTTTCCATATGATGGGCCTATTACATCACGCCTTAGTACAATGGGCTGCATATCGTGCAGGATTGGTAAATATCATTTCACATAAATGATTTGACTTCTATGCCATCGTGGGTGATGATATCGTAATCACTGACGACCTTGTGGCAAAAGAGTATGTCTCCATTATGTCGGAAATCGGAGTAGCTATAGGACTCCATAAGAGTTTGGTTTCACCAACCTCTGTGGAGTTCGTTAAGCGTACATTCTTCAAAGGTAAGGATGTATCCGCTGTTCCAATATCTGAGGTTGATGTTGCTTGTCTATCTACAGCTCAAAGACTTGAGTTGGCTAGAAAATACAAGTTAACATTGGCTAAGTATTTGAACATCGGTGGCTTCGGTTATCGAGTAATTGGATCGCTATCTAGACGTCTTACCCTCATGGGGAGACGCGCTAGAAGTCAGATCGTTCAATTTTATTCACCATATGGTGTTGCTCGTATGCCATTACCTAAGTGGATTGCTCTGAAGACGGGATTAGGTTCTTTATATAACCTTACGCCCCGGAAGGAGAGAGATCTAACGATTTCCTTTCTTTCAGAAGAGAGACAACGGCTTTTGGGCCGGTTGTCAATCTTGTCTGATCGAGTAAAACCATTATGGTCTCTTGTCTCCGTGAAAAGAGATAGAGAGTGGTATGGTATCGTTCCCCATATCGGTGAACGGAAAACCAACTTCCCTTATTTTGTTGACTCTACTGATCATCCTATTTTAGGATTGTCTCGGGGGAATCATCCGATTCCCGAGCCTATTCAGTATGTCTTTGACTTAATAAAGGAGTTGGTTTACCGTGAACCTTTCTTGGATATGATTATCCAGGTTAGGGACTTGAGATTGAAGATAGAAGACCCAGCTGAGGCAATGGAAAGAGGTCTTTTGAGACCTGGACAGATGGTTGATTTGTCAACCGCTTGAGGAGAAATCTGAGAGTTGGAGAAGCAGATTAACGAGATTGTTCCCTATGCCGATATCTTTGTGAAGAAGGAGACTCTCTTTAGGGAGACTCTTTCTAAAACACTGAAAGCGTGAGACAAGTACTCACGCTTTGCTAGATCGACTAGATCAATGTAAGGCGAGAACTGGGTGGTAGATACTATCGACGTATCCGAAGAAGGTTATAATCAATAAGACCTTCTGGGCCAACAGTAAAGGTGGAGTAGATATGGCGACATATCCGAACGAAATAGAGAGATCTGTTAGGGGGCTCCACTTCTTGTTAACAAAGAAATGTTACACATTTATTATCATAAATAGTACGTATTGTACTCCTTTATATTATAATGCATGTTCGTTACTGCGTGAGTAAAGAACACCTAACCATTAGTGACTCATAAAGTATTGAGGCTAATGGGACCAGGGTTTGAATTGCGTTAAAGCATTATTCTAAAACCAGAATCCCACTGTGAAAGCGTTGAAGCAGTTGTAACCACAACTCTTTGACGTAATCCAAATATTTTTGATACGTGTTCTGAG